GTGCGACCCATAGCAGTATTAAAACTTCCAGTAAAGTTTTGATACCCAGCATAGTAACCAACATATGTATTGCCTTGACCAGTAGAAAGATATTCACCAGAATAAGCTCCTACTGCTGTATTGTGTTGTCCACTCGTAATTCTAGTCAGACTTTCGTTACCGATAGCTGTATTTTCAGCACCTGTCATATTTCCGGAACTTCTTCCGCCCATACTATAGTAACCTACTGCAGTATTTTTATCTCCTGTGGTTAAATTTTCAAAAACATTAACACCTAAACCAGTATTATAATCCGCGGCATTAATTGTACCAGTGGTGGTATCTCCAATCATTATAGAGTCTGTACCAAATGTTTTAAATGTTGGTCCACTTGCTGGTGCGTCTTCCCAAGCCACTCCACTTCCTGTTGAAGTTAATAGTTGTCCATCTGTTCCTTGAGCACCGCTTATTTTTAAATTAGGTATATTAATTGCATGTGAAAAGTCAAATTCATCATCTGAAGCATCCCACAAAATAGTTGCATCTGTTGTACTATTAACAGCATCTTGTATTGTAATACCTGAACCATCAGCAGTACCTGATGTATCTCCACTTCCATAATTAAGTGTAATATTTTTATCTTCTACATCTAAAGTTGCTGTATTTAATGTTGTAGTTGTACCTTCAACCGTTAGGTTTCCACCAACAGTTACATTGCCTGATGTTGATATAGTGGCTAAACTTCCTGATGCTAATCTTGAATCTACTCTTGCGTCTGTATAATATAAATTACCACTTTCTGGTACGATAGAAGTATTTAATGCAGCCGATACTGCTTGGTTACTTCCATTACCAATAAAAATATCACCATCATCTAAATTAGGAACAGCATTACTTCTTCCAGCACCCATAATAAATATGGAACCCGCTGAATTATCTGACCTTGTGACCTTTGCTATTTTTTGTAATTTTGATGATTCACCTGTTGGTGCAGTATCTGTTAATGCACCAGCTGTAGTGGAAACAAATAATTCATCACCTTCTGAAAAACTTGATGTATCTAATCCACCTAATCTACCAAATGTGTATATTGAAACTGAGGCATTTAAACTTGCATCGGCAGAAACAATACCAAAGGCTGGCATTTTAGCTGCATCATTTGCATCTGCTTTGGAAACAACTGTTGTATTTCCAGAGATACCTGATATATAAACAACTTCACCTTTTGTTAAAGCTTCACCAGCTTGTCCTTTAAATAATGTTGCACCTCGTAAATCACCTTGTATATCTCCAGTGATAATTGCTTCACCAGCAACTGTTAAATCACCTGATATATCTAAATCATTAACATCTGAAATTGTAACATTTCGACTACCAATAATGACTTCTATTGAAGCACCATTAGGAACATTTGCATCAAATGTTAATGTTGTACCTGAAACTGTATATGTATCTTTTTCCTGATAAACACCATCAACAAATACTATAGTATTTTCTTCTGTATCAGGATTTGTTGAAAGTGTATATGCTGTAGTTGAACCATTACCTGTAAAAGTATTGGTAACCATATCGCCAGTACCAAGTACTTTAACGAATGTTGATACTTGTAAAACATCACCAGCATTTGCTCCATTGACTAGGACTACTGATGTACTTGTTGTTGCTGTATAATCTGTTCCATTCTCTAATAGAACACCATTTAAAAAGACTTGTAAATATCCTACAACATAGGATAAAGTTGCTGAATTATCGTCTGAACCAGAAAAGCTTGTTTGGTTATTTGTGGCTGTATAGACATATTCTTTATAAACTGCAGTTTGTTGTTGTACACCACCAGATGCTCCAATCTCTACAATTGATTCTGAACCACTTACATTTTTCTTAAGGTATAACTTACCATCATAGGTGTTAATTGCTAACTCACCTAGGTTTAATGCACTTGTAGTTGGAATTGCGCCAGCGGTTGCTGATCGCCTAAGTCTAATGTCTGTATTACGGGCCAATTTTGGCTTCTCCTATGTCAAACTCTATATAGAGTTAATTTAAATGTTCACCCTGTATATACAGGAATTATATAGTATTATTTATATTAGTAGGTTCCGCCATCTATGATATTAGAAAATGCAGGAACTCCACCACTATCAGCTTGTAATAAAGAACCATCGGCACTTGAAGCTGCTGTAACATCTAATGCGTTACTTCCGTCACCATATAAAACACCATTATCAGTAAATGATGATACACCAGTACCACCGTGAGCAACTGCAAGGTCATTTGTTAATGTGACTGTTCCTGTAACACTTAAATTATCATCAACAGTAACTGTTCCACCTGCTGAATCAATTGTTAAATTGCCTGATACTGTATCAATTTCGTTATCGCCAGTAAGACCAATTTTAATATTACCAATGTCTGCACCTGTTGCATATACATCACCGAATTCTGCATCACTCCATGGAGTAGAGAAATCATCTGATGATACTGTTTCATCTTTAGTAAATACAAATCTTTCTGATTGTATATCAAAACCAAAGAAACCTGTTGCAACTGCTGAACCTGTTCCCCACTTAAATCTTACACCACGATCAAGACCGTCTGATGTATTTGAAGTAGTATTATCTGCTAATGCAATTACTGGGTCATCAATAGTAACTGTTGTTGATTCTACTGTAGTTGTTGTACCTTGAACTGTTAAGTTACCAGCAATAACAACTGTATCAGATGAAGCGTTACCTAAGTTAACATTACCATTAACATTTAAAGTACCATCAATTAAAGTATTACCTGTAGCACCTGCAACTGTAAATTTACTTGAACCTACATCTAAATCTGTTGTTACTGTTAAGTCATTACCTATTGTAACATCATCTGGTAAACCAATTTGAAGTGTTACATCAGTACCACTTTTTGAAGATGCTGTTACGATTTCATTTGCTGTACCAGTAATTTGTAAATCATCTGTTAATAAATCAACATCACCTGTACCAGAATCACCATCAACTGTAAGAGCTGTAGCAACTGCAACTGTACCAGCAGCTGTTAATCTACCTTGTTGGTCAACTGTGAATGTTGGAATTAATGTTTGCGAACCGTATGAGCCTGGAGTAACAGAAGTATCATCTAGGTCAATTTCAATTGTATTACCTGAACCTGTTGTTGTGATACCAGTGTCACCTGAAATAGTAAGCGATTCTGAATCTAAGTCTATAGATAACGCACCACCATTATCGCCTTGGAAGTCTAAATCTTGAGCAGTAACTTCAGTATCAATATAAGTCTTAACAGCTAATGCTGTAACTAATTGACTATCAGAAGCTCCTGATAAAGTTGTTGATGTAGAAATACTTGTTACTGTCTGACCACTACCACCAGAGGCCTCAAGTGCTAAAGTACCTATATTTAATTCATCAAGGTGTTTGTTACCATCAACGATTAAAGCGCTATTTGCTGTTGTTGTTCCATGTACGTGACTTAAAAGATTAGTAAAATACTTACCACCGATAATATCAATATTTGCTGCAATCCCATTTGTTTCTGTACCCGAACCGATATATAATCGTTCACCTGCTTGTGCCTGACCCTTTGAATTTTGTTCATAAGAGTATGCAAGTTCACCTGTTTTTAGATTAGTAGGAGCCGTGGTGGTAAGACCCGTATTAAGGATTTTCATCCTAGTTAATTTTGCCATTTTAGTATGTGCCTCCGATTATATTCGTGTTTTGGTTGCCTAAGTCTGTTGTAGCATCCCATTTTGTTGTTGTTCCATTATAAAGCAAAACGGCTCCGTCTTCAGTCCCTGTAGCATTAATGTCAGTTAAATCTGTTAATGCGACGTTACCTACTTTAAGAGTTTGCGCAACTATCTTATTTGGATCTTTACGTATTTTAGCTTTTATAGTTGCCATTTTATATTGTTGTTACTCCTGGAGTAATTTCTAATTGTCCTTCTAAAACTCTAGTTTTTGTTCCACCTGAACTTGTTATCTCTACATCGTAAACATAACGTCCAGCTTTCATAGCATTAGTTTGAGTATTTGTCAAACTAATATTAAGCACTCCAGCTGTTTCTGGAGATGCAACTGATACTGCAAAGTTTACAGCTGTTGATGATGAATATGTCTTTCTTATTTGTCCAGCTCCTGAGTAGCCAGTAAGATTTAAATTATCACCATCACTATCAGTAACGTCTATAGAAGCTGAATAATCTGCTCCTTGATCGACTACTATGTTGGAATAAACTGCCATTTTTTTCCTTTATACCTTCTTATTTATACTTTTTAATTCTTCAATCTCAGCTTTTAATTCATTAATTGCATTAATTAATAATGGAACTAATTTTTCGTATTTAACAGCTTTATATCCGTCGTGTTTTCTTGTTTCAACGATTTCTGGAACTACTGCTTCTACTTCTTGAGCAATCACACCAACATCATGTCCTTCATAAACATCTTGATTATCATTCCAATCAAATTCATAACCTTTTAATTTGCCTACCTTTTCTAATGAATTTTCAATTGGTGTAATATTATCTTTTAATCTTTTATCAGATGAATAGAATGCAACAACATCACCAACACAACGTATTGTATTTGCAGTAGCAGCACTTGTTTGTCCAACCATTAAACCTTCAAAGTGAACATTAGAGTTATTATTTAAAGTTTGGTTAGCGCTATATGTTGTATATCCAGCACCATTAGTTAATTGATTATTGTTTGTTGGTATTGTTGGTAAACCAGTTAAAGATGAATAAGCGCCATTAAAGCTTGAAGTACCAGCTCCAATTAACGATCTAACTTCTGCAGCACTTATACCACTATTTAATGATGGAGTTGAACCATTACTTGTAATTGCAGGTGTACCTGTATCATTGACTGTTGCTGTACCAGTAGCACCTGTTGAAATAGCTGTGACTCGACCATAAGCGTCAATAGTAATATTATCAATTTTAGTACCATTAGCTGTTGAACCATAAGTACCAGCACCAACTCCGCCTGTTGCCATATTTAAAGTAATTGTTTCATTTGATGATTGGTCAGTTGTAAATGCTGCACCACCAGTTAAATTTGTACCTGCATTTATTGTTATTGTAGCATTATTAGGTACAGTATTTGTATTATCAGAAGCTGGTAAAGTAACTGTTTTTGTATTAACTCCAGTTAAATGTCCTTGTGAACTTGTTGAAACACTATCAATTACAGTAAATGACTGACCATAACTTCTTGATTGAGCACTTGTAGAATCAGATCTACTTACATTATCATGTGATATTGATATTGTACCATTGCCTGATTGGTTAGCTGTAAATGTTCCAGAACCACCTAGTACTCCAGTACCTTGAACTGTTAATGTACCATTACCTAATGTAAATGAACCGGTTGAAGCTGCAGTTACGTGACCATGAGTATCAAAAGTTAAATCTTGAACAAAGGTTGTACCACTTGCATTTATATTACCAACACTTGATGTATTAGCATGATTAAATGTTATATTATTGTTTGTGGCGCTGTAAGCTACATCTATTGAATCTCCTCCAGTAAATGAAACTCTTTCATTTTCAGTGATAGTACCTCTATTAGTACCTCCAACTGTAAGAGCCCATCCGTCATATGTATCAATAGTGGCTGAACCAACAGCTGTCACGTGACCATTTCCATCAATTGTTATATCTTGAATAACTGTATTACCACTATTATTTACACTGGTTGCTCCAGTACTTGTATGATTAAGAGTAATTGTATCGCCACTTCTTACTGAAGTTAAACTACTTCCACCTGAAATTGTAAGTGTATCATTATTACTATTAGCTGTTGCAGTACCACCTGAGTTAGCAGTAATATTTTTAAAGATATTCTGTGATGAACCTTTATCTGTATTTGTATATGTTACAGCAAAGCCTGATACGCTTTCACTTAATCCAGTTCCTGCAGTAAATGTTAAGTTATCGCCAGGACCAAAATCTGAACCCTCAATTTGAGGAGTTGCAAGTGTAGCTGATGATAATATTAATGACCCATCTGCTTCCCATCTGTCTGTTGCATAGTTATATACAATTGAGTGAGCACCTGTGACGCCTGAAGCAACTCCGCTTGGACTTGTAATTGGACCAACCTCTAAACCAAATCCTCCACTAGTTGGCTCTGAACTTAAATCATTACCAGCCAATACTAATGTATCTTCAACTTCTAATGTTGAAGTGTTTAAAATTGTTTGCGTTCCTTGAACAGTTAAATTACCTGTGACAGTTAGATTATTTCCAATTGTAACATTACTTGGTAAACCAATAGCTAAAACATTATTGTTTATATTAGTTTCAATTTCTCCTGATGTACCATTTACTGTAAGTGTTTCACCTAAATTAATAAGATGAGTTGTTCCTGTTTCAGCATCAATACTTATTCCTGTATTTACTAATTTAGCATTTGGTATTGAACCTGCTAATTTAGAAGCAGCAATACTTCCTGCCAACATACTATTTTCTACTGAACCAGCTTGAATTGTTGCAGTTAATGTAGTATTACCTGTTAAATTTGTTAAAGTTGCGGTACCACCTAAATCTCCGCCTAAAGTAATTTGTGGGTCAGCTGTTAAAGCAAAATCAAAGTTTTGATTTGATGAATCCCATGTTACGCTAATACCTGTTTCTGTATTATTTGCAATTAAATCTTTTGCATTATAGAATGTTATAAGATCTGCAGTATTTGTTGAACCATTATCGGCCATTCCAACAACTTGCCATGCTCTTTCAGGAGTTGATGATACTAAAGCTTCATTCCATTGTAATTTTACATCATGATTAGTCATAGAACCTGATGGAGTGATATGATCTCTATCTACTTGAAGACCCATTTGAGCAACTTCACCATCAAGGTTTAAGAATGCTGAACCAAAGTTTGCAACACCACCAGCAGCTGATACAAGTAATGTACCATCTGATATATCTAAAACTGTTCCTGGTCCAAAATCAAATGTTCCATTACCACCTGCAGTTGTATAATTAATATTACCTGAAAGTGATTGACCACCAGCTGTTGTGTTTGTAATATCTAGTTTTTCTGAAGCAAGTTCTCTTAAACCAGCTGATAAATCAGTAGCTGATAAACCTGTAAGAGTCATATTACCTATATCTGCTTCATGTTCGTTAATAGCACCTGTATGAGTATTTGCGCTTGTACTTAATGCAGCACTTCCTAACTCAGAATGTAATTGAGATAAAGCTCCTGTAATACTATTATTGCCTGAAGCAATAGTTGTGATACCTATATTACCTATTTGAGCTTCGTGTTCTGCAATTGCTCCACTTACTGTACTAGCTGATGTTCCCATAGCATTTGTACTAATTGTTCCTAATTCAGCGTCTAATTCGTTAACTGCTGCAGTTAAAGTAGAACCTGTAGTTGTAAGAGAATTATTACCTTGTAAAGCATCAAGCTCATTTATAGCATCTGTTAAGTCACCTGCAGTTGTTGTTAATGACATATCACCGATATCAGTTTCATGCTCATTTACTGCAGTAATCAAATCATTTGCTGTTGTATTTAATGTATAGTTACTTAAGTTACCTCTTACAGCTGTTTCTAATTCGTTAATAGCTCCAACTGCTGTACTTGTATGCGTAGTACCTAATGAAGTATGAGCTCCTAATTCTGCTCTTACTTCTTCAATAGCGTCTTGGAAACCAGTAGATGATAAACCACTAAATGATACATTGCCTGTTCCATATAAATCTGTTTCATGCTCGTTAATCGCATTTACTGTATTACCTGAACCGGTTGATAAATTTTCAGTTACACCAATGTCATCTTGTAATTCATTAATAGCATCTACTAAACTTGTAGCTATTATTTGAATTGAATCGCTGACGCTTGCTGGTGTTATAAGTTCTATTAATATACCATGACTAGCATTTATTACTGTATTTGAACTAATTTTTACAGCAGATATTCTTTTTGCTGCTTCAGTATGTGGTATACCTAAGTTTTGAGAATCACTAAATGTACCTGTGAAAGATTTAAATCTTAATGTTGTAGTATCTGCAGATAAAAGAACTCCTGAGAATCCGCCTGATTGAGTAAGTACTGCGTTTTCTACAAACTCAGATGGTATAGTAGGTGAATTAGTTAAGGTGACCTTTAAAGCATAATTAGGTACGATAAACTCATTTGCAGATAGACCTTGTAATAATTCAGTACCATCACTCTTAACTCTTACAGCTCCTGTTCTAAATGCTTCAGCGACTCCAGTAGTTCTATCAATTGTTTGTTCTGGAAATACTTCGAATCTTCCAGATATCTCAAAATGCTTTTGACCTGCTGTTGCTGTAAATTCGTATGTCTTATCGGTTATACTACTTGATAAGAGTTTATTATCACCAACTTTATCGATCGAAAGTTCATTAGTTTTTTGTCTAAACTCTTCTAATGTATTTGCTTTTAATATTCTGATTTCGTCTCTTATAGCCATTATTTACTACCTAATTTTTTTATAATCTTTTTAAGTTCTTCTATATCTGATTTCATTTTTTCGATTTCAGAATCTTTATTTGCTAACTTAGCTAATTGCTCTCTTCTATTTGAAAAAGCTGAACTATTAGTATTTATAACAGCATTCGTGACTGTATCTTTTTCAAAATCAGGAAGTTCATTTACTTTTTTCTTACTTGGCATTATAATTCCTATGTTGCACAGATTGCTCTAAAATCTTTTATTCTTGGTGGTGTAGAAGATACTGTTGAACGTAATACTATTTTAAACTGTATAGTACCAAAACTACCTGTTGGGTCTATATCATATCTTACTTCAGAAAAACCAGTTTCATTGACTGGTACAGATTCTACTGGAGAAGCTGCAACAAATGCTACATCATTAATGTTTGAAGATGAACCACCTTCTAATGTTCTATAGTATAAATCTATATTTGCTGAACCTGGTCTACTTGCATTTAAGAAAATAGTTGCAGTATCTGCTTCTTCATTAAGTTCTACCTTTTTAGTAATATATCTTGTAAGTTCTGCTCCGCCTGAAGTTACTGCTTCAGATCCACCGTTTGAACTTACTATGTTTTGTATTGTATGGACTGAAGCTCTGTTCATGTCTATTACAGGAGATAAAGCTTCGTTTGTTGTACTAAGTACGCATCTTATTGAAAGAGACTTATTACTACTCATATTGTTTGATTCTTGTATTGAAGAACCAATCATTTTTGGAGCATCGAATACATAGTTTTTATTTGGTAATATTTCAAATTCATTTGATGGCTGATGAGCTGCTTCTGAACCATCGATACTTTGTGAGCTATAAATTGTAGCAAAGAATCTAAGAGATGTACCAGGTATTTGTAAGTTTTGAAGCACTGGATACATGACATCAATATGTCTATTTTCAGTTGCTGTTACAGATGAACCACCACCTGCTCCTGTTGCTGAAGCATTATTACTACCAGTTGCAGTAATTGTATAACTATCATGTGTAATATTGCTTATTGTATATGTACCATCAATATCACTACCAGTAATACCGTTAGTAGTGGCAGCACCAGCTATTGTTACTTTAGATGCTGAATCATGCATACCATGATTCTTATGAGTAACTGTAATTACTTTAGAACCACTTGTTGTTGAGAGTGGATTACCTACGAGTTTACGTACTGGTAATATATCATTAACTAATGTGATTTCAGCAGATGAACCAGTAAATGAAGCTCTGTTTAATTTAAACTTAAGATCTTTACTTTGTTCCGGAGTCCATGTTGAAGCATTTTGAGATGTAAAGAATACACCACCGTATGGTTGTTTTGTAATTCTTTCAGCGGTATTTGTTAAATCAAATCCACCCATTTCAGCTACATATACTTCATAGTTATCACATTGAGATGTAATTACTATTGCATATTCAGTATCCTGAGCTAAATAAACTGGATAGTCAAATGCAAAAGATGTTGCTGTTGATGCATCAGCTGATACGTTAACTGATGATGGATATAAAATCTTATCAGCACCTGGAACGATTCTTTGTGTTGGTGTACCATTTTGAGTTGTTCTTAAAGTAACTCTTACTGGTATTGATGTATCTTTTGTTTTAAAGAATAAGTCAACTGATTTTGCAAAGATACCACCTTGCTTATCAATAAGAATAGTTTCTGCTAATGGATCTACCCATTCAGTTGTTTCAGATACTTGACTATCTACTATAGTTCTATCATCGTTTAATTCTGATTGAACTAATCTTGGAACCTTTGTTGATACTACTCTACTTTCTACTGATTCTAATAATCCTTGAGCATGATACTGAGCTTCGGCATAGGTTGTTTCGCTATCTTTATTGTTTGTAGAACTGTCTGTAAGTCTAAATTCTCTTACACCAGTTTGGAACTTAAGCGCGGCATTTCTTGGTATGATAAACGAACCTTCCACTATGCCCGAAGCGTCTGTAATTAAATTGCCATTTGATGGATGTACTGTTGTTCCTTCAAATGTATCTACATTTGTTTGATCTGAGAATTCTGCAAAGCTTTCTTCTGCGCAGAAATCTGTAACGTTTACACTATCAAAGAATGCATAAACCTGTGTACCTGGTTTTAAAAGCTGAGCTTTAAAGAATACTTTTCTTGATCTGATAAATGGTACAAAGTTAACTTCAACAACTCTTGTTCCATCTGTTCTTTGTACTGTATCAAATGCTAAATCAGTTCTTAAACCTGATCTTGATTGATTTTGAGTTGTTGTTCTTGTAGTTGTAGTTGTTTGACTTACGCCTAATCTACCAGTACCTAATCCAAAGAATCCTTCTTCTACAGCTAATCCTCTTCCTCTTAGGTCTACTCTATTACCTGTTTCTCTTGTATCAGAATCGACTTCAACTCCAGTCCAGTTTGTTTCCCATTCGTTCCAAACTGTTCCTAGGATACCTGCTTCTTCTGCCATTTGAGCAAACTGTTCGTATGCTGATGAATCATCAATAATGACATTAGGTCTTACGTCTGTCTCTTTCCATTCGTCTCCTTCTGGAGAAAGCTCTATTGTACCTGCCCAACTAAATACGTTATATGGATTTACATTTGAAGCAAATGATGAATATGGCTGATTAATATAGTTTGTAGATGTATGAGGCATAGTAACTATTGAGCCGTTTTTAACTGCTGTTCCTGAGTCACTTGCTTTTCTTACTAAGTTAGCATTTCTTTCATCAAACTTAGGTCTTAATAAACCATTTGTTTTATCAATTGATGCTGAATAGTCTGGATTACTTGAATCTGCTATGTTATGTCCTTTAAATCCATCTACTATAAATCCATTTTTTAATCTTGAGAATCCACCACTATCATATAATTCTACGTCAGCTGCACTTTGTTCTAATAATGATAAAGATGTATAATATTCTAGGTTCTTAATTCTTTTATCTAGAGAACCGATATCTCTCATTGTATATCTTCGATTGTCTATAATTTCTGGTTTAACATCATCGATAGTAAATACGTAAGGATTTAATTTTAAGTTGTATATACCCATAGCATCTTCAGGAGTTTCTGGAGCTTTAGGATTTAAACTTGGTACACCAATTTCTGTTTTGAATTCGCCTCTACGTGTAATATAGAGTTTATCGATTCTTGGCATGTAATGAGTAACTTCAGCAATTGCAGCATGACCTGGCTTAGGTGGCTGTGGATTTGAAGATCCAGTTGATGTAAAGTTATCTGCTGCATCTGCTTTTCTTGGTCTAAAGTCTAAACAATCTCTTAATTGTACAAGACCTTGTTGACTACTAAATGCAGGAATTGTATCATAATCAGCTGTTGGATATGAATCAACTGTAAAGTAATCACCTGAACCATGCTCATAAAAATCAAATGTAACTACTATGTTACCAGATGGAGTAGAGAATCCTGGCTTAAGACTTATTTTACCAATGTCATAGAAGTTATCTCTTTGACCATTATCTAATGTAAATCTTTCTGTAATATCTACTGATTGAGCATCAACGACTGAAACAATTCTTATAATATCTGCTTTACCTAAACTTAATGAACCACCTGAAAGAGCTCCTGTTTTAGTAGAGTTATTTGTTCTTGTTTTTGTTTTATGTAAAAGGTTTTTCTGGACGTCTGCCATAACCTTAAGTTCAGCTGAACCAGGTGCAACTCCACTGACATCACTAAATGTTAATGATGTAGAACCGTCACTACCTGATGATATTGTTGGGGTTACATCAATAACTCCTGTTCCGAGTGAAGCTGTGATCGTTGATGTATTAATAAATGTACCTTGTCCAGAAGCAATACTAATAGTTGACCCACTTGTTTCAAATAATTGTTTTACAACATATACAGTATCTACAACTGCTGCGTTTGCGGCTGTGTAAAGAGTTTTAACAGCTGAATATGGAAGTTTAAATACTAATCCATTATTACCAACATCAAATAAATTACCAGCTAAAGCTAAATCACCAATAAATGCTTGTCCTGAATCAGCTTGTTCTATACTTTGTACTGCACTAAATGTTCCTGAGGTCATATTAATATCAAATAAGTACAGTCTTAATTCTGTGCCTACATATTCTATTGACCTTGCTCTTGCAGTACCAACAACTGAACCACCTTGTCCTGTTGCGTTATGTAAATTTAAAGTTGCAAATTCATTAACATCTGGCATACCTTTTACAGTTGAAGGTGTTAATTTAACATAGTTACCTACCGGTATACTTGTTGTTGCAACATTAACGTTATTAGTAGCATTTGCGCCTCTTGGCTTTTCTACGATAACATTTTTAGTTGTATTGTTTTGAACTCTAAATCCTTTAACATAAGCTACTGATGGGTCAACACCAATTGCTAATCTATCATTACCGAATGTTGTAGCAGCGCTTGTATTAGCTGCATCTCCATCAGCTATTATTTCGGCTGTTGTTCTATAACCATCATTAGTACCATCATTAAGATACTCTCTCTTTTGTATTTGAAAAGGTTCTACAACATAGTCACCTGATTCTTCGAATGTTCTTCTTGCTAATCTTTCTGTTAACTCAGTATCTCCAGTTTTATCTGTTTTATCTACTGATGTTTTTCCGTCTTCTACAACAACAAGAGTAATATAACTATCTTCAGTTCTTGAAGAAAAGTTTAAAGACTCTTTAATAAGTGTTGTAGCAATTTTATATCTTGTTGCGCCTGGAGCCGCAGTATTTGGAACGCCTTGAGCGTTATCAAGTAAAGTAGTATCTGTAGTTGAATCAACAACGGATTCAGTAACTTTTAAACCAATAATATAGTTAGGAGTATTTGTATATTTGTCTAATATTAATGAACCAGCTGGAACATATGCAAATGTACCTGCTATAAAGTATACACCTTCTTCTATATTAATAGATGAACCTTGACCTGTAGGATTTGATATTGAAGACCCAGAGCCTCCACCAACTTTACCATATCTTACTGTACTTGCATCGGAACTTAACTCTTCACCAGCTGAAAAAGTTGATGTGGTATTATTAGTACCTGAGTTTGTATATTTTAAATATAAAGTAGCTGGATCTGAACCACTTGCTGCAATAACTTCAATAACTGTAGCAGTTACTCCAGTTGTAGCACCGGTAATAGTAGTACCTACAAATTCTGATAGATAGTTATCTGCGTTTAAAGCTCCAGCAGTACTATGAGTAAATGATGATTCTATTTTTATAAAATCGTACTGTACATTTACTGTAACTTTACCATTTACAACTCTTGAACCATCTTTAAACGCGAATTGACCATATCGATCAATTTGAGCTTGTAATGCTGTTTGTAATTGAGTAAGCTCTCTTGCTTGAACTGAATAGCCAGGTCTAAAAAGTATACGATGATAATTCTTTGTTTCATCAAAGTCATCGTAATACGGGGCTATACTATAATTTTTTACTACTGTTGTTGTCATAAATCTCTCTTCCTAATATTATTTATATTAGAATTCTATAATTACTTTTATATCTTCAATCTGTGTTGTGGTTCTGCTAATAGGGTCTCTGTTTTCTAAGAAAAGAATTTCACCTGAAGATCTATCAACCTCTGGATTACCTACTGCGTTTGATGAAGCAAGAGCTCCTGTTTTTGAACTAGTTTGACCAACAACATCTTCTCCATCTGTAAATACTTTATATCCTGTTTTATCGTTTTGATGATATCTAAGATAACCATTAGATGCGTCTATTTCTACTACATATGCTTGAGCACCTGATGTTTGTCCTACTACTAATTCATCAACTGTATAAGCTGCAGCGTCTGCTGTGACAGCGAGATCTAAATAAGAAGTTGCTTTTAAAGTATCAGCTGTTGCAATATTACCTGCAAGTGGAGTAGCGTTATAAACTCTTGGCTGATTAAATAACATAATTTGTCTAAAATCATTACCTACTGTTAAATCACCACCATCATTACCATCTAACTTAGAGTTTAATGACATGAAGAATGCACCAAGTTCTCTTACTGGGTCAACACCATGTCCGGCTTTAGGAGTTATAACTCCTCTTGCTGCAGCGTCTGAACCACCGCCTCCAGAAAAAGTAATATCAAGTACACTATAATTAGTACCTTTATTATTAACTGTTACAGATGCAAGAGTAGTACCAGATAAAACTGCTGTTCCTGTTGCACCAGTACCATCACCACTTATTGTTACTGTTGGCGCTGATGTATATCCAGTTCCACCAGCTGTTACTTCGATTCTTTCAACTCCACCTGCAGTTGATATATCTCTTGAAGCTTTTTGGTTTAAGTATTGAGCATAATCTGCTTCACTTAATACAGCTTCTGCATCGCTATCTTGCGCATATGCAAATGTAAGTATATCTGCTGCTGTTAAAGTTTGAGCTGTTGATAAAGTAAGAACTGAACCATTGATTGCTGAAACAGTTGGAGTTCCTGATATATTAGAACCTGTTACTGTCATACCAGTATTAATTTTGAAGTTAGTTTCTGTAAGTGTTACAAGAGTTGTTGAACTTGTACTTACTGAAACTGTTCCACTTGCACCTAAAGAAACTGTTTTAACTGGCATATAACTATTTGTTAAGAATTTTTCAGCGTCAGCTACTGAGATAGTATACATATATTTCCATGTATAACCATCTGATTCTGCTGTTGGAGCAGTTAATGTTTGAGTTGGCTGAATGCTTGAAGCTCCACCGCCTGCCTTAATACATTTATAAACCTTAAATTCTGATGTTACAATATAGAACGCTTTATCAAAAATACCAGCGTCATCTGAATCCCATGCATAGTATGAATTTCCTGATGTCCAAGTATGTCTTGGAACTACATGAGCAATATCAGTTGCTACAATCTTTTTCATACCGATTAGGTTTGCTCTTGCTTCTCCTAAATTATCTAAGTTATCACCCGGAGTAAATGGTGTTGTATCAGTTGTATCTGAAGTCGTTAACGACCATACGTCTGATTTACCTATTGATACGTAAACACTTGAACCGTCTACTTGGTCTTTAAAGTGTTGAGCGTTTAAAGTTCTAAAATTTGATGTTACTATTGCTGGCATGCTGCTTCTCTCGTTGTTATTCTATGTGTACAAATGTACTTGTATTATAGTTATTTATATCAGTTGAGTCAATAGTTTGTAACGTTTTGTTGCCTAAAAACTCAATTGATTGATTAGTATTATAAAGCCTAGATGTATTATAGAAACTATCTGTGCCTTTCCTTTGTATGTAATTATTATTTATAATGGTTCTAAAATTAGGATTTACAACCTTTACTGTATGCTCTGGTAAGAATTTATCTGCATTACTTGTTGAAGTCATTATTGAACCAGCTGTTTGAAGTGGATTTATTTTAACTTCAGTTATTAATGTATCAACATGATTATGATTACAATTAATTTCAGTTATATGTTTAAGATTAGGTACTCTTGCTTCACTATTTAAAGTACTTCCTAATCTTACAATTGGGTCTAATATATAGCCTGAACCAGCTTGTGTTATTGTAACACCACTTATTTCTCCATCAGAATTTAAACTAAATGTTGCTTGAGCTAATACGTTTGTACTTAATAAAATACCATCTGCATCTTTTGCTTGTGGCTCTGGAAATATTATTGTTGGCGCCGAAGAATAGTTTTTATTAGCAGTGTTTATAAATTCAACATCTGCAATTGAACCTGCATTTGTATTTCCTGCAACAGTACCAAAGAGTGAAGACCAATTAGAACCTTCAGATGTTATAACAATATTATCAATATCTAATCTTCCATTTGAATCAATACCAATACTTACTACTGGAGCAACACCTGTTTCGCCTTCAACATCGATACCACTAAATGTAATAGCAGGTGCTGATGAATAACCGAATCCTGGCTCTACTATTTCAATACTTTGTAAAGCTCCGTCAAGTTTTGTTGCTGTTGCTGTAGCAGTTTCACCGGTGAATGAATGATCTGTACCGGTACCTACACCTGAAATATTAATTACTGATTCAGATCCACTTAAAGCTTTTAATTTAACTTTACTTCCAGTAGATGTATGTATTCTATATTGAGTGCCACTTGCTAATCCAGAAATTGCTCCACCTGAACCTGAGCTATATGTAACTATTGAATTAACTGGTAAAGCAGCTTGTTGTGCACTTGTAAGTTTAATTGTATCATCTGCAATATTAACAATACCTATCGCTAATACCTCGCTCTCGCTTCCATCAAATGTAATTGCTGTTGGAGCTGCAATGGAGAGAGCTGGTATATTATAATCTTTACCACCATTACCTATTGTAATTCCTGATACTGCTCCATTTGTAAGAGCTGCAGTTAATGTTGCTGTTGTAAACCCTGATGGAGTACCTGAATCAGATGATGTAATCGTAGGAACTGAAGTATAACCACTTCCTCCACTTGTTACTGTTACACTGTTAATAACACCGGTTTTTAAAGCGACTGAAACAGTAGCTGATTTATGTATCTTAGCTGTTGTTGTAGGTAAGAAAGATGAAGCAAACATTTCAACAAGTACTGGTATATCTTCAGGTCCTATAATACCTGGTTGAGTACCTGGCATACGACTTAAGGTTAAAGCATCTGTTAAAACAGCTCCTGTTAATTGTAAGAATATTAATATCTCAGCAAAGTATATAAATCCACTTGGATGTACTAATCTATCAAACGCAAGCTCCCAATCAGATAAATTTTTACCTGTTTTAATAAGGTATGAGAACTTTTGATATCTTAAACTATCTTGTACTTTAATACTATCAGATAAGAATCCTTTATTATCTAAGTATTGTCCACCTTTTGATAATGCTGGATTAATATCCCAGTTACCACTTGAAGGTATTAATGTTTTATCATATGGAAATTCAACTTCTGCAGTATCATTAAATAATATTTTAAAAAATATTTCTACAGAATCAGCTGATCCTCTTAACTTATAAAAATCTATTATTTGTTTATAAAGATTTCTTTTATTTACTGTTACTCCTCTTGGAATAGTAGCAGCAATTTCTTTTTGCATTAATTCTAAATAGCTTTCTCCATTTAAATCAATGTCCATTGCTTGTTCAATTGTATTCATTACATAAGATGGTCCAGGACCTACCCAGTATTTAACAATTGTATTTAATTTAGCAGTATAATTATTATAAGATTCTAATCCATTGACAGTAAATGTCTTACCTATCTCAGATGTTGAAGTTGCAAGTGTACCTGGTAGTTCATTACCGTTTGTTATTGCTACATTGATATCAGTTAACGTTATATTTGTTGTTGTACCATCAGGAGCTGTTAAAACGAGAGTTGAATCTGCGCCTGACTCATCAGTAAAGAATCTATTATTTTCATTCTTAGGATCTGGTATTCTAAACTGAGCTTGATTATTTAAAATAATATCACTAAAGTCTTCATTTTCTTGATATATAAACTCATCCATGTTTTGAAAAGCGTAATAAGCTTCTAAGAATTGTTTAAGTTTAGTTTTGTCTGATAATATCTCAGTAGGTATCAATTGATCGATACGTATATCTTCTTTTGTTTGAGATAAACTTCCCTGTTCGACTTCGATCGCGCCAGGTGTTAATGTAGACTTATATGACATTATTTAAATCTTGATGTTGTGTTATAATTTATACTACCAGCTGAACCAGCAACTGCAATAGTATCTACTTCTGGTGTTATTGTAACGCTATTATTATCTATAGAAATTAATTCAGCTCTCTTTGGAGCAAGATCTAATGAGTTAGGTAATACTGTTATTTTAATTGCTGCTGTCGTATCAGGTCTAAAGTTATTTAAAGTAACAGTTCCTTTTTCGACATCAATGATACCTGCATCATTTATAACAGTTACATTAGATAATCCAACAACTTTATATACAATAACTTTTCTTTGTGTTGAACCACTTATAGGAACATCACCAAAGAAATGGTCTACATTATTAATTTTAAATGAAGATGATTTTAAAATAAATGCTGTTGATTGCCCTGATTGAAAGAATGGAGCAACAAAAGAAAGATCAAAATTATTATCTGAATTATTACTCGGTGTAATATTTTGAAACATTCTTGGTCTTACTATAGTATTTAATATTGATGGGTCTGAATTATCAATTGCTTTTGTTAATTGAGAATGCCTAAATACACCATCAAATTTATTTAAATTATTAAAGTTATAATCTGTTATTGTATCTCTTACAACTGATTGTAATTCAACAGAACTTCTATCAGTTAAGTTAGGATTATATTTAAATGCTGCATCTATTTCTAAATAAGTAAAGTTAGTATTTACAATTTCTGGTACAATAGAAACTACATTCTTACCTTTTAATATTGCGCCAGTAATATCTGTTTTTTCAGCGGTTGTAAGTGTTTCTGCTAATAAAGGTTTAATTGCGATATATACTTTACCGTAATCAGGTGGATCGTTATCTTCACCACCCCATGTTGATATAGAATCGATATTACTAAACTCTTTTTTAATAATCGCTGCGTAATCATCGGCTGTAACAGCTCTGTTTTGAGATATAAATGTTAATGGTGCGTTAAAACGTATAGATTCCATTGTTTCTTCTTCAGCTCCACCTGATGCAGCTGACGCTAATGTGACAGTAATACTACTATATCCATTGATATCATCTAACATATCAAAATTATTAGCACCGTTTGATTCTATACCTTCTGTAATAACATAATCAAGAGTTATAATGTTATTATTTGCTGGTTTAAATCCAGTAATACCATCACCGAAGTATACTTCAAAGAATCCACTTGGATTTTCTTGTAGATAATAAACCTTTGATGTTGAATCAACACCTCTTAATGATTCAAAAGGAGTGTATATATCGAATGAGCTTGACTCTTCGTTTGACTGTACTCTTACTCTTAATGTACTTGAATCTGCGTTATAATCGGTAAGTTGAAACTTTTGATTTTCTATATCATTATCAACTCTATATTTTAATTCTCTTACAGAACCTTCTGCAATAATAACATCATTAAATGTATATGTTGTACCTACTAATGTTGCTTGTTGAGTTTCTAATACCACGTATTGAAATTCTTCTCCACTTACAACAGTATTTAATTTAGTACCACGTGTTAATTCTAAAACAGTTGGTATTGTTCCTATTTCTGCAGATATATCGACAACAATATTAACTTTACCTCTTGGAGATAAAACTGATCTTGGTGTATAACCTAAAAGCTTTGCTCTTGTGACTACATTACCTCTTATCTGAGCTGAATCTAAGAATGATTCATTTAATGAGTAGTGAGCGTTTAATGCGTTATAATGAGTATTATAAGCTAATACATCTAATAAAACATTAAGGCCTGACCCATCAAAATCATAGTCACTAAACTCTGATTGTTGTTTTAAAAAGTTTTTTAAATTTTGCTTAATGTCTGCAAAATCTAATTCTGTTACATTTAAATTTGTTGCCATATTATCTTAACCTTCTTAACTCGATATTTACTGATGTTGCTTGATCGAATTCTTTTATTTTAAAATTTACTATAATACCATATGAATTCGCTTGAGTGTTATCAATTATATTAATTGATGTTACTCTGATTCTTGGCTCGTGATTATCTAATACATTTTTTATGTTATCTCTTAACATAATTTCTGTAAATAAACCTGCAGGTTCAAATAATAAACCTCTTAGGTTAGCGCCTAAATCATCTTGAAATGGTCTCTCATAAAAATTAGAAACTAATAAATTTTTAACTGCATTTTTAATTGCAGCATCGTCTTTTAACGATACTATATCCTTACGTATAGGATGTATCTTTAAAGAAAGGTCTAAATCACTCCATGACTTTTTCTTTGCGACAACGCTCGCTTGTTCTAGCTTACCAGTTATTCGTTTACTGCCTGTATATAATCCTGCCATATATGTATTTATACTCTTTAATCGGCTTCTTCAACCGTAAATGCGTTAGGAAGTTGATTATCTATATCAATAACAACTGCTACTTCTTGTATACCTGCTGGTAATTCAATTGTTTTTGGTACTCCTATTATCTCTAAGAACTTACAAAAATCTAATGTTAAGAATGCAATAATATCATCTAGTCCTGGTATAGCTTCTATAGCATCTGTTATTTTAGAGAGTACTTCTTTAAGTAGATACGCAAAATAATCTTGAGCAAAATTAATTAATTTTTTTATTAATCTATCTCTTTGAAATTCTGATATCTCTACCTTTTCAGTTATTTCACCGCCTAATATTTGTTCTATAGTAAAGGGCCCTATCTGTATATTTTTTAAATCTTCTATTTGTTGTGCTATATCTTTTTTCTCATCAGCAATAATAGCTTGTATCGCTAATTTAGCAGCTGCTCTTGGGTCAGTTGGTAAAGTAAAGCCTAATCCTAAATCTTGTAATCCTTGTATAAAATTGCCAGTTTGAAAGTCTTTTACTTTTTCTTTAAAGAAATCTTTTACTGTTTTCTTTTTAAAATCTAAACTATCAAACTTATCTTTATATA